TCTTGGTGAATTTATCTCTTTGGTAGCATGAAACAAAAATTTCCTTTTGATCACGTAGTAAAATACGATACCAAAGAAGTTTGGATTGTTTGTAATAGTGTAACTACTGCTTTAGGTATTTCCGCATTAGTTAAAAAATACTATCCTGGTTATACTGGACGCATTGCAAGCGAACAATATTTAAGTCAACTGAAAAACCAGTTGGCAAACTGACCACTGACTGGATCTCAGATCCAAATTTGACCTTATAATTATTCAGTTGAAACAAACACCTCATTATGACTCTCTCCTCTGACTACATCCGCACTTCCCTTCAAAACCTCTATGGTAATAACATCACTAGTGCTGATGTTCGTGCCTGGTGTAGTATGAATGGTTCAAACTATCAAACCGTAAGTAATAAAATCTATCAATACAAAACTGGACATGGCAAATGGAATCTTGAAGTGACTCAACAAAAAGTAGAAGAAATCGAACGCACTTTTCAAGCACCTGCCGTGGTCCCTCCTGTAGAACAAAATCTTATCCCAGAAAAAGATGATACCTTCGTCAAGTTTGGTAACTTTAACGATATTAAACGCATTATTCAGTCCCGTCTCTTTTATCCTACGTTCATTACGGGTCTTTCGGGTAATGGTAAAACGTTTTCTATTGAACAAGCGTGTGCTCAATTGGGTCGTGAATTGATTCGTGTCAACATTACGATTGAGACTGACGAAGATGATTTGATTGGTGGATTTCGTCTTGTTGATGGTAGTACTGCTTGGCACAACGGACCTGTGATTGAAGCACTTGAGCGTGGTGCTGTTCTGCTGCTGGATGAGATCGATCTTGCTTCTAACAAGATTCTGTGCCTCCAATCTATTCTTGAAGGTAAAGGTGTATTCCTTAAGAAGATTGGTCGTTGGGTAAAACCTGCTTCTGGTTTTAATGTTTTTGCTACTGCTAACACTAAAGGCAAAGGTAGTGATGATGGTCGTTTTATCGGAACCAACGTTCTTAATGAGGCATTCCTCGAACGATTCCCTGTAACTTTTGAACAGTCCTATCCTTCTCCCGCGACTGAGCAGAAGATCCTTGAAGGTATCGCTCTCGATCTTGGTGTGGAAGACCGCGACTTCTGTAAGCGTCTGGTTGACTGGGCAGACATCATTCGCAAGACCTTCTTTGATGGTGGTATTGAGGAAATTATCAGCACCCGTCGTCTGGTTCACATCATTCGTGCCTACAGCATCTTCCAAGATAAAGCAAAGGCAATCCAAGTTTGTGTGAACCGCTTTGATGATGAAACCAAGCAAGCATTCCTTGAACTTTATGATAAAGTGGATGCTGATTTCAAGATGCCTGAGGGTGAGCATGTAACTTACGATCTTGACCAGAAGGCTCCTTTTTGATATAATTGTGGGAGGTAAATCTACCTCCTTTTATTTTTTTAAACTTTTACCATGAATTGTTATGTCTGAAATTCCCGACAAAAATAAAAATTTTAATTCTGTCTATAGTGATTTTTTAACGACTGGAGAATCTTATATCTCGTCTGATACTATTTCCTTTACTGGATCTGGACTTTATGGTGGGATGAGTGATCAATCGTACTGGGAAAATGATGGAATTAGTCTCACTGGTAATCCTTCTACTATTGGTGAAGATCATATTACCTTAAATCCACCAAGTTTTAAGAATCAATCTCAAACACAAACTGAATCTCAAAATCATTTTTGGAAATTTGGTGAAGGGAAAACTCTTAAAGCAGTAGAAGATTATATTGTCAGTACGTATAAGGCACATTACGCATCTGATAGTTCTAAAGTTCAAGTTCTTGATATTATTGATGCCATTGGTGATGGTGTTCCATTCTGTAGAGATAACTTGATTAAATACTCTTCTCGTTTTGGCAAAAAAGATGGAATGTCTCGTCTTGATGCATTAAAGATTATTCATTACGGAATTCTTCTTTATAATTTTGCTGGATTTAATAATGAAACTTCGAAATCAAACTATGAAACTTTCTGATAAAACTTTGACTCTACTGAAGAATTTTTCTTCCATCAATCAATCTATTTTGTTTAAGCAGGGTAATTCTCTCCGTACAATTTCTGTAATGAAGAATATTTTAGCTGAAGCAACCATAGAGGAAGAATTTACCAAAGACTTTGGTATCTATGATCTGAATCAATTCTTAAATGGGATGAATTTGCATCAAAATGCAGAACTTGATTTTCAAAACAATGGATATGTTGTTATTAAAGAAGGAAAATCACGTTCTAAGTATTTCTTTGCAGATCCTAATGTAATTATTACTCCTCCAGAAAAAGACATTGTTCTTCCTAGCGAAGATGTATCCTTTACGCTTGACACTAAAGAACTTGATAAACTTCTAAAAGCCGCTGCAATTTATCAACTTCAGGATCTGTCTGTAATCGGTGAAGCAGGAGTTGTCAAATTAGTGGTTCGTGATAAAAAGAACGATACTTCTAATGATTTCTCTGTAATTGTTGGTGAAACTGAAGATGAGTTCTCGTTTAATTTTAAAGTAGAGAACATTAAGATTCTTCCTGGTAATTATGAGGTAGTTATTTCACGTAAACTTTTGTCACGATTCAAAAATACTGGGTTTGATGTGACGTATCATATTGCTCTGGAACCTGATTCTACATTTGGTTAATGAACATTTTTGTTACTTCTCCCTGGCCTGCTGAGAGTGCTACTTGCCTTCCTGACAAACACATCGTCAAAATGCCCTTAGAGTGCTGTCAGATGCTCTCTATCGTTGCTTCTGACAAGTGGGGACATGGATACGGCACTCTTCCCAAGGCAGATGGAACCCCATACAAGACCGAAAAAGGAGCATTCCGTAATCATCCCTGTACTAAATGGGCAATGGAAAGCATTCACAATGCTTACTGGTTAATTAAGTGGGGTTTAAATTTATCTGATGAATATTGTTTGAGATATAACAAAACACATTCATGTTATAAAACTCTTGTTGATGCGTACTATTTGTTTCCAAAGGGTAAAATAACAGAAGTAACACCATTTGCTCGTGCTATGCCAGATGAGTATAAACTTGACACAAGCATTGACACTTTTACTGCTTACAAGATGTATATTTCGTCCAAACCTTGGGTTGCATCTAATTATCTTCGTATGCCAGAACGCAAACCTGATTGGGTATAAACATTATGGGTAAAAGATCACCTAATGCACAAAGATTAACTCCTTGTATGCCTCCATTATTGGAAGAAGAAACTAAACCATTATCTAGAAAAATTGGAGATACTAATTTTGGAGGATCTTCGTGTGAAAATATTGTAAAATCATATTTTCTTTCCAAACAAATTAATATTGCAGAACCACATGTTGATAATGGTGTAGATCTACTCATAGAAAAACCAGGAGAAGGTTGGGTTAGAAGTCAAGTTAAAAAAGTTGTTTATCAATTCAAACTTGACTATAATCACAAAAAAAATTTTAATAAAGAAATTTATAGGAGTAGATTTAGATTTAGTTTTCAGGGGGGATGTTCTTCTATGAGAAAACAGAGGACACCTAAAGAAATTGATTATTTTCATCATGTTCTTCTAACACCATATAGACAATTAATTTGGGAGACCCCATCATCTTTAATTCCTTTAAGAAAAGATGGATCATTCATTAGTGGAAAGGATCCAGTTATTGATAGAGATAATTGGAAAAGATTAAAATCAGATATTGATTTTAATCAAATGCTATTGTATAGTAAATATGACCCTATCATCTTTAAAACTTATCCAGAGTTTTTCTTAAAAGATGAACAAATTACAATTGATAACTTTTTTTAATTATGGCAAGTGAATTTCTTTTTGTAGAGAAATACCGTCCTCAAGTGATTGAGGATTGTATTCTTCCTGATGATACTAAAAAAACATTTAAGGAGTTTGTAGAGAAAGGAGAGATTCCGAATCTTCTTCTTGCAGGACCTCCTGGTATTGGTAAAACTACCATTGCAAAAGCATTGTGTAACGAACTGGGAGCAGACTATTATGTTATCAACGGATCCGACGAAGGGCGTTTCCTGGATACTGTACGGAACCAAGCAAAGAACTTCGCTTCGACCGTCTCACTTACGGGATCTTCTAAACACAAAGTCATCATCATCGATGAAGCTGATAACACAGGGAACGACGTACAACTCTTACTACGGGCGAATATTGAGGCATTTTATAACAACTGTCGATTCATCTTCACCTGTAATTACAAAAACAAAATTATTGAACCTCTTCATTCCCGTTGTGCAGTCATTGACTTTACAATCAAAGGAAAGCAACGAGTACAACTTGCAGGGAATTTCTTTCAAAGGTTACAATTTATCCTCGATCAAGAAAAGATTGAGTACGATCAAAAAGTCGTTGCGGAACTCGTATCAAAACACTTTCCCGATTTTCGACGTGTTTTAAACGAAATCCAGAGGTATTCTACTAGTGGTAAAATTGATTCTGGAATTCTTGCATCTTTCTCTGACATCTCTGTAAATGAACTTATCAAGAATCTTAAGGAAAAGAATTTTACCGAAGTACGCAAGTGGGTGGTCTCCAACTTGGATAACGATTCCTCTAGTTTACTTCGCAGGGTTTATGACGCCTGTTATGATTGCCTTTCATCCCAATCTATCCCTGCTGCCGTTCTTATTATTGCTAAGTATCAATACCAATGTGCGTTCGTTGCTGATCAGGAAATTAACCTCTTAGCAGCACTAACTGAAATTATGTGTGAATGTGAATTTAAATAGGAGAAAATTAAAATGAATGTAAAACTTATTCGTATGTCTTCTGGTGAAGATATTATTTGTGACCTGATTGAAGAATCCGATAGTGAAATTTCAATTTGTGATCCTATTGTTGCTGTTCCAGCAGGAAATGGTCAAATTGGATTTGCTCCATGGTCACCTTTAATTGATAAAAATGTAAAAAAATTAAATATCAATAAAAAATTTGTTGTTTATATTACAGAAACAACTGATAGAATGGTCCAGGAGTATACTTCCATGTTCAGTAATATTATTACTCCCAGTAAACAATTGCAACTTTGATGAAATCTCTTAAAACTCCCCTTCGCTATCCTGGTGGCAAGTCTCGTGCTTGTGAAAAGATGGGACCTTACTTCCCAGACCTACGAAACTATGATGAGTTTCGTGAACCATTTATTGGTGGTGGAAGTGTTGCAATCTATATCACTAAAAAGTATCCTAGTTTAGATATTTGGGTGAATGATCTTTATGAACCCCTTGTAAACTTCTGGCAACAACTCCAGATGTTTGGAAATGACCTGAAGAATGAATTGGTTGACTGTAAAGTTGCTTACAATACTCCTGAACTTGCGAGAGAACTTTTTCTCAAATCAAAGGAACATGTAAATGAAAAAGCGATATCAAGTCTTGATCGTGCTGTTGCTTTCTATATTGTCAATAAATGTTCATTCTCTGGTCTCACAGAAAGTTCGTCATTTTCTGCTCAAGCATCACAAAGCAATTTTTCATTGCGAGGAATTGAGAAACTGCCAGAATATTCAAAACTAATTTCCAAGTGGCGTATAACTAATTACTCTTATGATTATCTGATGGATGGAAACAAAGGTGCTTTTATGTATCTCGATCCTCCTTATGATATTAAGGATAATCTCTATGGGAACAAAGGATCAATGCACAAAGGATTTGATCACGATCTTTTTGCTATTGATTGCAATTCTAATACTAATATGGATATGTTGGTAAGTTATAATACGGACCAACTCGTAAAGGATCGTTTTAAGAACTGGAATGCTGCTGAGTTTGATCTGACTTATACAATGCGTTCTGTAGGTGAATATATGCGTGAGCAAAAACAACGTAAAGAATTATTATTGATGAATTATGAAATGCCAAGTAACATTGTATAAAGCAGGAACTGTTTTTAAAGAAGAAGTTATTGCTAAAGATTATCAAGATGCCAGACAAGTTGCACTTGCACGTAATCCAAATGCTAAAGTTATAGGCGTTACCGCTGTATTCAAATGAATTATGAACTTAAAGATTGGTTAAACTCTATTAATCAAACTAAAATTAATTTGATGGATGAAAATCCAGAATCAGTAAGAGAATATGCACCTTATATTATTAATAAGTGTTTTTCTGGACATATTGATTCTATTTTATTTGCAAATGAAATGAATAAGTTACATCATCTTGATAAAGATATGCAATATTCATTTTATATAAATACTCTGAGGAAGCGAAAGAGATTTTCTCCTTGGCTCCGAAAGGATAAGGTCAAAGATTTAGAATGTGTTAAACGTTACTATGGTTATAGTAATGAAAAAGCATCCCAGGCTTTGAATATTTTATCAAAATCACAACTCGATTTTATTAAACAACGACTTGATATTGGCGGAACAAAATGACTACTCAAACTATCGAACCCCAAGTAAATTGGACACCTGATATGATGGTGGAAGTTATTCTTAATGAACCTGATGATTTTCTGAAAGTTCGTGAGACTTTAACCCGTATCGGAGTGGCATCTAGAAAGGAGAAAAAACTCTATCAAAGTTGCCATATTTTGCATAAGCAAGGTAGATATTATATTACTCACTTTAAAGAACTGTTTGCACTTGATGGTAAACATGCAAATCTTACTGTAAATGATGTTCAGCGTCGTAATCGTATCGCTCGATTACTCTCTGATTGGGGATTGATTACCATTGTTAATGCGGATTCAATCCTAGATATTGCACCTCTCAATCAAATTAAAGTTCTTTCATACAAAGATAAAGGTGATTGGATTTTAGAGCAAAAGTATAATATTGGATCTAAAAAAGGTAAAACTCAGGAAGATTGATACATATTTTAAGAGTTCGGAATATACCTAAAATCGGTTCGGTTTTACACCGTTCCGATTTTTTTTATTTTTGATATATAATAATTGAGGATGCCATAATGGGTCCACAAAACACAAACTCGCTTTAAAAGGAGCTACTATAATGACCAACCTTGCAACATCTAGGTTTACACATGCGGATCTTCCTGCCTTGATGGATAGGATTACTCGCAACAGTATTGGAATGGACGAATATTTTGATCGTCTATTTCATTTACATGAAACGACTTCTAACTATCCTCCATACAATTTAGTTCAAGTCAGTAATGTGGAATCAAGATTAGAACTTGCACTTGCAGGATTTAAAAAGAAAGAGGTTTATGTCTATACACAAGATGGGAAACTTTTTGTTGAAGGACAAAAAGAAGATAAAGAATCCAATACCAACTACGTCCATAAGGGACTGGCTCAACGATCTTTCAAAAGAGCGTGGACAATGGCGGATGATACAGAAGTTGCAGATGTATCATTTGAAGATGGACTCCTCTCTATCAATCTGAGAAAGATTATTCCAGATCATCACAAACGTAAAGATTATCTCTAAATAATTAAAATTGTTTAGAGATGTAAATGAAAACCTTTCAGCAATTTATTGCAGAGATTAAAACTATAAGTTTTAAAATGGCAAAACCTCATAAAATTTATAATAAGGGTAGAGTGACTAATGTTGGTGCTGGTAGGGCAGTTCCAAAAAGATCTGCATCTAGTGCTGGAGGTGATGGTGGAGATGGTGGTGGTGATGGTGAATAAATAGAATTGGCTACCCCAAATATCGTCGGTGCTATCAAAGGGAGTTCTGGCAAAATCCAGATTGACTCCCTTTTTATTTGTGCTATAATTTTAGTAAAAAGTTTTATTTAAAAATAATTATGTCTATTAAATTGGCAGTAGTAAAAACAGGTGAACAGATTATTGCAAAAGTTGAAGAAATGATCCTTGACAATAGAGTAGTTGGATATTTCTTAGTAAAACCATGTGTAGTAAAAATTACAGAATTAAACCTTAATAAAGAAACTGGTGGGGCATCATTTGATATTAAACTTTCCCCGTGGATACCTTTAGGTAAAGGAATTAGATTTCCAGTTCCAACTGACTGGATAGTTACTCTTTCTGAACCAGTAGATGAACTTAAATTGATGTATCAAACTGATATTTTAAGAACTACTGAAGAAGTCGAAGAACAAAATATAGTTTTAAAAGATAATTGTGAGGAGTGTCAATAATGATTAAGTTATTAGTATTTTTAGATAATACTGTTTTAATATCAAAAATTGAGGAATCTCCATCTGAACTTGGAGAACCAGATTGTAAACTAAGTAATCCATTTGAAGTTAAAAAACCTCAAATTGATGGAATGGCACCAACTTTAGAATCTTGGTTAAGTGGGTATACTAAACAAAATGAATTTATGATTCACTCGGATAAAATCTTGACTATTGCCGATCCCACTGCTAGACTGATCGAACTATACGAAGAATTGACGAAATAATGAGGTTTTACACCAACGTTCAGATGGTCGGGGATCAATTTCTTGTTCGTGGTTATGAAAATGGAAATCATTTCATGATCCGTGAGAAATTTGCCCCGACTCTTTTTGTGCCTTCAAATAAAAAAACTAACTATAAAACCTTAAATGGTGAATATGTAGAAAAAATTCATCCAGGTTTTGTTCGTGATTGTAGGGAGTTTATAAAAAAATATGATGGTGTAGAGGGATTTAAAATTTACGGAAATGAGAGGTATATCTATCAATATATCTCAGAAAATTATTCTGAGGATGAAATTAAATTTGATATTAGTAAAATCAAATTAATGACCTTAGATATTGAGGTTGCATCAGAAAATGGATTTCCTGATGTAGAAAATGCTGCAGAAGAAGTTCTACTTATTACTTTGCAGGATTATACAACCAAGGAAATTATTACTTGGGGTATGGGACCATTTAAGCATAATCGCAATAAAGTTACATATCGACAATTTAACAACGAATACGATCTTTTAAATGATTTTATTCATTGGTGGATGGATAATACTCCAGAAGTTGTGACTGGGTGGAACAGTAAACTTTATGATATTCCATACCTAGTTCGTCGTTTAGATCGTGTTCTTGGTGAAAAGTTAATGAAACGTATGTCGCCGTGGGGTCTGGTGACTGAGGATGAAGTTTATATTTCTGGTCGTAAAAATATTTCTTATGATATTGGAGGCATCTCTCAGTTAGACTATCTTGACCTTTATAAAAAATTCACTTACAAGGCACAGGAATCATACAGACTTGATTATATTGCCGAAGTTGAACTTGGCCAGAAAAAACTGGACCACTCTGAGTTTGATACGTTCAAGGACTTCTATACCAAAGGTTGGCAGAAGTTTGTGGAATACAACATCATCGACGTAGAACTTGTTGACCGTTTGGAAGACAAGATGAAATTGATTGAACTTGCACTTACTATGGCATATGACGCCAAAGTAAACTATGAGGATGTATTTTCTCAGGTTAGGATGTGGGACACTATCATTTACAACTATCTCAAAAAGAGAAATATTGTAATTCCTCCAAATGAAAGATCTGATAAAGATTCCAAATATGCTGGTGCTTATGTGAAAGAACCAATTCCTGGTGCTTATGATTGGGTTGTGAGTTTTGACCTTAACTCACTGTATCCACACCTTATTATGCAATATAATATTTCTCCAGAAACTCTTTTAGATAATCGCCACCCTACAGTAAATGTAGATAAAATTCTTAATAAAGAATTATCATTTGACTCATATAAAGATTTTGCGGTATGTGCAAATGGGGCAATGTATCGAAAAGACGTTCGTGGATTTCTTCCCGAACTTATGGAGAAAATTTATACTGAACGTGTGGTATTTAAGAAAAAAATGCTTGCTGCGGAACAGGAATATGAAAAGAAAAATACGAAAGAGTTGGAAAAAGAGATTGCAAGATGCAATAACATCCAAATGGCGAGGAAGATTCAACTTAACTCTGCTTATGGTGCTATCGGCAATCAGTACTTTCGTTATTTTAAATTAGCAAATGCTGAAGCTATTACATTATCAGGACAGGTTTCTATTCAGTGGATTATGAATAAGATGAACGCCTATCTGAACAAAATTCTTAAGACAGGAGATGTTGATTATGTTATTGCTTCAGATACTGATTCTCTTTATATTAATATGGGTCCTTTGGTTGAAAATGTATTCAAAGGAAGAGAAAAAACTACTCAAGGCATTGTTTCATTCCTTGATAAGGTCTGTCAAGTGGAATTTGAAAAATATATTGAAAGTTCTTACCAAGAATTGGCTGAATATGTAAATGCTTATGAGCAAAAAATGTTTATGAAGCGTGAATGTGTTGCTGAACGTGGAATTTGGACTGCTAAAAAACGTTATATTCTTAATGTTTGGGATAGTGAAGGTGTTCGATATGAAGAACCTAAACTTAAAATTAAGGGTATTGAGGCAATTAAATCTTCTACTCCAGCTCCATGTAGAAAAATGTTTAAAGATGGGTTTAAGATAATGATGAGTGGGACAGAAGATGATGTTATTGAATATATTGATGAATGTAGAACGTTATTTAAAACTCTTCCTCCAGAACAAATTGCATTTCCAAGAAGTGCATCTGATGTTCGTAAATATCGATCATCATCAGACATTTATATAAAGGGTACACCTGTTCATATTCGTGGAGCATTATTGTTCAATCATTATATTAAAGAAAAAAAATTAACTAATAAATATTCTCTTATTGGTAATGGTGAAAAGGTAAAATTTATTTACTTAAAAAAACCCAATATTATTAGAGAAAATATTATATCGTTCATACAAGAATTTCCAAAAGAATTGGGTCTTGACAAGTATATTGACTATGACTTACAATTTGAGAAGGCTTTTTTGGAACCATTTAGATCTATTTTAGATGCTATTGGGTGGCAAGTCGAAAAAATAAATACCTTAGAATCTTTTTTCACATGACAAATAAAAATAATAAAGATGATGAATCTAAAAAAGATAAATGGAACAGGGGATTAGATATATTTGTCGAATCAGTATATAAAGCTGATAGCGAACTTAGGCAGTGTGCTCACGATCAAAAATGTTTTCATGAATTGATGGATGTTCGTGAAAATATTTTACAATATTTAAAAACTTTACGGTGGAATGATTAATGGATTTGCCTATTAATGATGAAGAATTGAATACTATTGTTAAAGCAATGACTCTTGGTGGGGATACTGCTTTATATCAAAAACTTAAACTTGTGAAGGAACTAAGAGAACAGGGACTTCCTTATAAAAAAATACTTCGTGAAGAATACGGGATGGTGGCATGATGATTAAACTGAATTATTATATTAAAGAGTTTCCAAACACAACACTTTTTAAGTTTTTTAAAACTGAAGAGGCAGTAGAGATGTTTAAATCTCAACATTCAGATTATGTTTTTATTGGAGATAAGTGATGGACTTTCTTAAAGATATTGTAAAAGAAATTGGTGGTGAGTATACACAACTTGCTTCTGATATTAATGAGACTGAAACTTATGTTGATACGGGTTCATACATTTTTAATGCACTGGTTTCAGGTAGTGTATTTGGTGGTGTATCTGGGAATAAGATTACTGCTATTGCTGGAGAGTCTTCTACTGGAAAGACTTTTTTCTCTCTCGCCGTGGTTAAGAACTTTCTTGATACTCATCCCGATGGTTACTGTCTCTACTTTGACACTGAGGCTGCTATTACTAAATCTTTGATTGAATCTCGTGGAATTGATACTTCTCGTCTTGTGGTTGTCAATGTTGTTACTATTGAAGAGTTTCGTGGAAAGGCACTCAAAGCAGTAGACCTGTACTTAAAAAAACCTGAAGGAGAACGCAGACCGTGCATGTTTGTGTTAGACTCTTTAGGAATGCTTTCGACTGAGAAAGAAATCACTGATGCACTCAACGATAAACAAGTTCGTGACATGACTAAATCGCAACTTGTTAAAGGTGCATTCCGAATGTTAACTCTTAAACTAGGACAGGCAAATGTTCCACTCATTGTCACAAATCATACATACGATGTCATCGGAGCTTACGTACCAACGAAAGAAATGGGGGGAGGTTCTGGACTCAAATACGCAGCAAGTACGATCATTTATCTCAG